ACGAAGTCAATTCAAGAGAAGCACGCAGCGAACAGCCGCATATGGTTCTACAAGTTCCGGAACCAACCGTCAACGTTGCAGCTCCAAACGTAACAATTGAACCAGCGATGGTTATGCTTGAATCACCGCAAGTAAATGTTGAAGCGCCAAATGTAAGCGTAGATGCACCGACAGTAAATGTGACAAATACAATCGAGCGCAAGAGAGTTCGAAAGAAAATTATTCGAGATGAAAACAATTTGATTATTGAAGTCATCGAAGAATTTGTAGAAGGGGATGAATGATGGCAACAGGTCTAAGCGCTTATCTTGCAAACAAATTTCTAGATGCCGTCGGTAATGCAACCGCTTACTCAGCAACGAACGTCTATGTGAAACTTCATATCGGCGATCCAGGAGTAAACGGCACAGACAATCCAGCAACAGAGACGACTCGGAAAGTCGCTTCATTCGGTGCAGCAACGGCCGGTGGACTTACATCCGACGCAGACGTTTCATGGACAAACATCGCAGGCTCAGAAGATGCCACCTTCTTTTCAGTATGGGATAACTTGACAGCAGGAGACTTTTTATTTAGCGGAGCCATAACAGGAAACGCATATACAGCAGGCGACACTTTCACAATTCCAAGTGGATCACTAACAGTGTCTCTAACAATCGCAAGCTAATATGGCTCAATTTGTCCTTGATACTTCGCAACTTGATTTTGATGTATTAGGCCCGATTACCTTCGCGACAGCAAATGCTTCACTAGGATCCGTAACAGGAACGGCAACGGCAAGAATTGATAATCTTGTCGGAGCCAATGCACCTCTTGGAGCATTGATTGCACAGGCAACGATTCCACAAACAACAATTCAAACTGCTGGCTCGCTAGGAGTTCCGAATTATATTCAGCCAAATATTATTATTCCAGAGATACATATAAAGCAACCAAAGAAAATAAAAGGAAAAGCAAAGACACGACTAGGCGCGATTAAAATACAAGCAACATCAAGAATAGATTTCTCTGTGTTGAATGACGACGCAGACCTTCTCTTACTAATCTAGGATAAAAATGCCATATTTGATAAGCGATAAGCAGAGCGATTGTTCAGGATGGGCAACCGTCAAAGAAGAAGCCGATGGTTCATACACCACAATCGGATGCCATGAAAATAAGCAAGACGCCATCGACCAGATGGTGGCAATCTCGATTACAGAAGACCTAGAGCCAGGCGGCGAAGTAAGCAAGCGCGAACTGCCTAGCAATTACAGACCAGCACTTTCAGAAGATGTGCCAGAAGGAAGAGCATGCGGAAATTGTTTCTTTTACAATGAAGAAAAACAAAATACAGAAGGAACAAAGGCTTGGTGCGAGCGCTGGAATGATTATGTTGATGGAGCCTATTACTGCAACGCATGGCAACCAGAAACAGGCAACAGACAAGTAGATTTAAGCGTTCCACAATTTATCCAAGCAAATGCAAAGCGTGGCCTTCAATATCTACGTGACGGATATGGCGGCGATGGTCTGACCGAAGGAACCAAGCAAGCAGCTCGCGACATGGCAGCAGGCAACATCACCGAAAACAAAATCAGGAAAATGGCGCCCTGGTTTGCAAGACACAAAGTAGATGGCCAAGCCCCCAAGAACAGCAACCCATCCGATTCAGAATACCCAGGCGCAGGATTAGTAGCCTGGCTCTTATGGGGCGGAGATTCAGACTTCAGCGACCGAGCACAAAACTGGGCGCAAAGGAAGATAGACGCACTCGACGCAGAAGAAGACTCAAGGAGCAAAATGACAAAGAAAATCGAACGCCGCACCTTTACGATCAAGAACGTAGAAGCACGCCAGGCAGAAGATGGAACGATGCGCCTCTCCGGATACGCAGCCGTATTCAACGACGACAGCGTGCCGCTTCCATTCATTGAAAGAATCGCACCCGGCGCATTTCGCAAGACGCTAACCGAGACACCAGACGTCCGCCTTTTGATTAACCATGAAGGCCTACCTTTGGCAAGAACAAAGAACGGAACCCTTCGCCTTAAAGAAGACGAAACCGGGCTTTACATGGACGCCGATTTACCAGACACACAGGCAGCTCGCGACCTTTACACCCTAGTCGAGCGCGGCGACGTTGATCAGATGAGCTTCGCATTCCGAGTAATCCGCCAGAAATGGAGCGAAGATCGCAGTCGCCGAGTTCTTACCGAGCTTAGCCTTTCCGACGGAGACGTTTCAGTAGTTACCTACCCGGCCTATCCAACGACGACAGTCGAAGCAAGGGAACAATTAAAGGCAGCGATGCAAGCAGTTAAAGAAGGACGCGATATCAGCCCAGAAACTATGCTGGTGCTTGAAAATATCTTCTCCGATTTATCAGAGGGCCACGAATACATTATGAAAGCGGCGCAAATTATGTCTGAATTTATGGCGATGGAAGATTCCACTTACATGGACGAAGAAGATCGCGCAGTCGATACAGTCGGCAGCTTCGTCTCCTGGGATTCTTCTGGCGGAACAGCACGCGGAAAAATCGAGCGCGTTGTTCGTGAAGGTTCCTTGAATGTTCCAGAAACAGATTTCACAATCAATGCAGAAGAAGATGACCCTGCTGTTTTGATTCGCCTTTATCGCGAATTGCGAGATGGATACGTTGCAACCGATACTCTAGTCGGACACAAAGCATCCACACTCACAGCAATCGATGCGCTACCAGAACCAAGTCCTGAAGAATCAAATCGTAAGATTTCTCTGCGACTTGCAAAAGCAATCGTAAACAATACCAAGTAGAATTCTGCTGCAATCAGCAGATACAAAGCCGGAGCGCCTCTCGCACCCAACATGCGCCGCGAGATGAAACGAAACCACTTTGATCAAAACCCTAATCAGAAGGAGATCAACACATGTCAAAGTCTTTCCTTGATAAGTTGATCGAGCGCCGTGATGCAGTCAAGTCAGAGATGGACGCAGTTCTCGAAGCAGTAGCAGAAGAGAACCGCACTGACCTAACAGCAGAGGAAACCACAAAGGTGGACACACTCGTAGAAGAATCACGCTCACTCGATACAAAAATCGAAAAGATGAAAACTCAAGCAGATGCAGATGCAAAGGCATCAGAAATCCGCTCAGCAGTTTCAGATGTTGTAATGCCACGCAATGTCGGCGGCGCAACAGTTACACGCGAAGAGCGCACATACTCACCAGCATCAGATGCTTCATTCGTAAAGGATGCATTTAACGCACAGTTCGCAAACGACTACTCAGCAAACGAGCGTCTTGCACGCCACATGCGTGAAGAGTCAATCGAACGCCGCGATGTTGGAACACCACAATTCGAAGGTCTTGTGATTCCACAATACCTAGTCGATCTTGCAGCTCCATTCGCACGCGCTGGTCGTCCATTCGCAGACTTCGCGACAAACAAGATGGCACTTCCACCAAGTGGAATGACTCTGAATATTTCTCGCATGACAACAGGCAGCTCAACAGCCGTCCAAGTTACACAGAATGATGCAATCTCAGAGACAGATGTCGATGACACACTACTAACAATCAACGTCCGCACAATCGCAGGCCAGCAAGATATCTCTCGCCAGGCAATCGAACGCGGAACAGGCATCGATACATTTGTGATCGCTGACTTAATCAAGTCATGGCACACAACACTAGATTCACAAATCCTAAATGGCGCAGGCACAGCCGGCACAATCAAGGGTCTTCGTGCATCAGGTGGAAATGCAATCACATTCACATCAACAGCACCAACAGTCGGATTGCTTTATCCAAAGCTTGCTGACGCAATTGCACAGATTCAAACAAACGCATTCGTCTCACCTACACACTGGGTTCTTCACCCACGTCGCCTAGCGTTCCTACTTGCAGCAGTGGACAGCACAAACCGTCCGCTAGTTGTTCCAGCAGCAAACGCACCGATGAACGCAGTAGGAGTTGGCGGAGCGCCAATCTACGGAAACTCTGGATACCAGATGCTCGGACTTCCAATCATCACCGATGCAAACATCGGAACAACATACGGAACAACAACAAACCAA